TAAAATCACTGCGGTCGTGGGTGAGGCTAACATCGGCGATATTCACGGCGATATCAAGTTGGCTATGTTGCTGTTGATAGGTCATTGGGACAGAAACCGCGAGGATACTATCGCAGGGACAATTATCAGCAATATCCCGATGGGCGTTAAGGATTTGTTGGCGCCCTATCTGGTCTACCCGATATGAGGGCGGGACTGCTCGAGCGGAAAATCATTATCGAGTCAAAAACGGAGGTGATCGATTCTGTTGGCGATATCTCGCTGACCTGGGCCACGCACGCGACGGTCTGGGCGAATATCTTGATTAATTCGGGCAAAGAGTTTACCCAAGCACGCGAACAGCATTCCAGCCTATCAAGAATTATAACCATCCGCTATTTATCGACGGTCACTTCGAAAATGCGGGTGAACGATGGCGGCATCTATTACAACATTCTGGCAGCTTTCGACCCGATTGGGCGGCGTATCGAAACAAAACTATATTGTGATCAGCAGATATGACGCTTACGTATAAGATTACTGGCGGCAAGGCGCTGGATAAAGCACTAAGCCAGATCCCGATAAAGTTTGAAAAGCGGATAGCTAAATCAGCGATTCGGGCAGGCGCCAACGTAATTCTAAAAGATGCCCGGCTTCGTGCCCCACAAGACACCGGCACGCTTAAAAAATCACTACGGGTGGTATCAAGGTCGCGCCGGGTTGGTGATGCTGTTGTCTCTGTAGTAACGCGAAGCGGCAAGAAATGGACGGCTAAGGGGATGAATGCATGGTATGCCGGGAAGGTCGAGTTCGGATCTAAAGGTATACCGGCGAGGCCATTTCTACGCCCCGCGCTAGATTCGAAAGCGAAAGAGGCGATACAGGCGGTTAGTAAAATGATAATAAAGAAAATCAGAGATGTGATATGAGCCTGGAAGCGGGGATAGTTGCGAGGCTTAACGCGGTGTCTGCTGTTACCACTTTAACCAGTGACCGGATTTATTCCGATACGCTGCCGGATGGCACCACGCATCCTGCAATAGTCTATCAATTAATCTCTACAATCCCGTTTGATTCTAACATCAATTCGGACGGCGGAATATTTCAGAGCCGTGTCCAGCTTACACTTATATCCGATACAAAAAGCGAAACTATCACATTAATGGAAGCGGTTAAAACCGCGCTTATTCGATACAAGGGGTCGTCGGGTGGGTCGACATTTATTGATACCAGGCTAGAGGATATATCAGACCAGTCCTACGACATCGAAACAAACTCGACGGTGCGTATTGTCGATTTTATTGTTTATTGGAATTAAATTATGAAAATGTACCACAAGGATTCAAAAGGCTCTGTTGATGTTCACCCGAGCCAAATTGAAAACATGAGAAGCAAAGGTTGGACGGAAAAACCACAGCCCGAGCCGATCGATGAACCTGAAACACAACCGCAAGAGGTTATATAGAAATGGCAGCAATTACTGGAGTACTGGGCCTCGTTAAAGTCGCAACTAACACGGTTGCGCAAATAACGAGTTTTTCAATCGACGAAAGCGCGAACATGATTAGCGACAGTGAGTTAACCGACGCGGCTGAAACGTCCATTGCCGGACGTACAAGCTGGTCTGGCACGATTGAGTGTATGTGGGATGACGCCGACACTACAGGGCAAGGCGCAATGACTATCGGTTCTAGTCTGGCTTTTGAGTTTCAGCCAGAAGGTGCTACGGCGGGATCTGCTGAGTATTCGGGGACTGGTTTAATTGAGTCGCGTGGACTCGCGGTTGCTGACGAATCGATGATTACGCAATCTTTCTCAGTCAAGGGAACTGGCGCTCTCACAATAGGTACGGTGTAAAAAAATGTCAGAAATTAGTGATAGACTCAAGCAGCAATTTGATGACAAGCTGTCGGGTGAGTTGGCTTCTAGCACTATCGAAGGTATCGGTAAAATTTGCTGGAAGCCATTAACCGGCCGGGAACAAAAAGTGATACAGAAATTCGCGGAGAAATCCACGGCGGAAGGAATTTGTATGCACGTTAAATCCCGCGCCCTGGATGAATCCGGGCAGCATATTTTTAAGGATATTGCGTTAATCGGATTGATGAATGATTTTGATTTTGAAACGATTAGTAAAATATTTTTCGAGATTACCGGCACCGACCTGACGGCGGAAGAAATAGAAAAAAACTAAAAGCGGATGCTGACTTGTATTGCCTGTTTTTTGTTGGTGAATTATTGGGTAAGTCAGTGTCCGAGGTTTTAGATTTAACAGTGGACGAAATACGCGGTTGGTTGGCTTATATGAGGATCAAAAACAGTGGCAAATAATGTAGTAGGCTCGCTGCTAGTTAACCTTGGATTAGAAACGGGGCGATTAAAATCAGACACCCGCAAGGCGTCGGCCCATTTTAAAGATTTCGACCGCAAGGCTAATGGATCGCTTAATAGAATCAAGGCCGGGGCAGGTGGGCTAATAACGAAACTGGGGTCATTGACTGGTGTAATGGGCGTGCTGTCTGTTTCTGGGCTTGGGATTATGATTTCTCGATCAATCGATGCTTCAGACGAGATACAAAAGTTAAATCTCAGGCTTGGCGCATCGACGGAGGCGCTAAGCGAATACCGGCATGTTATGGAGATATCCGGGGTAGAGTTTAAAAGCTTTACGAAAGGATTGCAGAACATGACTGATAAGATATCGGATGCTGCTATGGGTACGGGTGAGGCTGCGATTTCATTAAGGCAGCTAAATCTAAATGCTGCCGAACTAAACAGATTAGCGCCAGAAGATCAATTTGAAACAATCGCGGACGCTTTGGCGGAAGTGGAGATACAAGGCGATAAAACCCGTATAGCGATGGATTTATTCGGCGGGCGCGGCGTCCAGTTATTGCAGGCAATGAATGATGGTGCTGCGGGTATTCGCGCACTAAGGGACGAAGCTAAACAATTAGGATTATCATTGAGTGTCGAGCAGGCAAACGCAGCCGCTGATGCAAAAGATGCTATGACAAGATTTGGCGGTGCAGTCGATGGGCTAGTGATCCAATTAACAGATAAATTTATTCCCGTGCTTACCCGCACTATCAAATTACTTTCATTCGGAATTCCTGCGGCTGTAGAGTTTGCACAGCCCGCGTTTGATGGAATAGGGAAAGATATTTTTAATTTGTGGGAAGCGTTAAACCCGAGCGGAATCACCGGGACGACGACGCTAGAAGAAGCACTCAGAACGCAGTCGATCTTATCCCGTCAATTATCCAGGGCGCAGAGATTCGGGTCGTTTGAGCAGGTTCGTAATTTACGAGCAGAAATGGATGCTCAAGAATTATTGATTGATGCTATAAAACGAAGAAAGACAATAGAAAAGGCAAACAGGGCGCTAGTGGTTGACGTGACACAAGGACAACAGCAACCATCCCCCCCGTCAATTGGTCCGCCTGTCGATGATGAAAAAGCAAAATCTGACGGGGTATTACAGGGCAAGTTGGACGCGCTGACAGTTTCGTTATTGTCTGAAGAAGAGAGGTTATTTAATTCCTACGCAAATCGACAATTGATTGTAGAGGATGCATTCGAATCTGGGTTAATTAGCGAGCAAAGGCACCAGGAATTATTACTCCAATTAACGGCAGATTTCGAAGACTCCCGCACGGCAATCGTTAAAAAAGGATATACAGACCGGCAGAAATTCGCGGACTTGTCGACGATGAAACAAACTAAGCAAGTTATCGGCCATGCTATCGAGCTTACCCGAGGGGTTACCGGTGAAAGTAGGAAACTGTTTGAGATCAACAAAGCAGCGGGTATTGCTAACGCCATCGTCAATACTCACCAGGGAGTTACAAAAACGCTTGCAACTTATCCTTGGTATATCGCCGCGCCACTCGCGGCGCTTCACCTTGCAAGCGGACTAGCTCAAGTTAGCGCGATAAAATCGACATCGTTTAGCGGTGGAAGCGCGGGCGGATCTATTGCGGGCGGTGGAGTGCCGCCGGCAGCGCCATCGGATGCCGCTACGCCTATATCGGACCGGGGCAGAGTGCAGGAAGTCAATATTACAATCGACGGGACGGGGGTTTTATCCCGAGAGCAAACCGACGAAATAGCGCGTAGTCTTCGAGAGTATATCGCGGACGGTGGCGAAGGGTTAGCGGCATGACAAATTGTCTTATCGGATACAATAACAAGCTTGATACTGGGACGGTTGTTGCTAGTTCAGACCCCGCAGCAACGCCAAAGGAAAATTGCTATGATTGGCAATTGTTCGATTATTGGCAACCCGCTGCAGCCACATCACACACGCTTGATATAGACATGGCGTCGGCGGTGGCGGTTGATTATTTCGCTTTCTATTCGTCGGATCTATACCTTCAAGCAGGCGCGACGGTAAAGCTATATAGTGGCTCATCAAACCCAGCTACGACACTTGTGGATACCATTACGCCGACGACCAGAGGCCCGAAATTTAAGGCAGTCACAACATCGACGCTACGTTATTGGCGGATAACCATCGCGACAACGGGCAGCTACGACCCCAAAATGCAACTGGTCGCATTAGGCGCCAGGCTGGAAATTGAGAAAGGACTTCGAACGGGATTCGCTCCGCCTGCGATTGGGGCGCGAAATATACCATCAAACAGCATCGGGCAAACGGGGCTATTCCTTGGGCGAAGTCTAAGATCATCGCCAGTTAATTTTAAATTGTCGATGACTAATTTGACAGCGGCATGGATTCGCACTAATTGGCCTGCATTATTGACGCACATCGAACAGTACCCATTTTGGTTATTACCCGAGCCGGATAGCTATACAGACGAGGCCGTTATAGCCTGGACGAGCGGGAAAATTGCGCAGCCGGTATACAGTAATTATGCCCTGATGGATATTAACTTGGCGCTTGAGGCTTTCGCGTGACTTACGACACGGAACGGGTGAGAGTAGGGCGCAAGCCTGTATTGTTATGTGAAATCGATCTTGATAAATGCGCCAATATATACGGCGCGGCGCCCGAGTCGGACATCGACGAGATTATATACGGCGGGGACCGTTTCGCATTATTGCCGCATCAACAAAGCGGCGTCGGATCAATCGCATTTAATAACGACTTTTCGAAAATGTTTATGCTGGACGGCAATGATGAAATTCTCGATTTCGAGTTATCCACGCCCGGCGTAGTCTCGACGGCAACCGCGATTGGTAACAGTGTCGACATACAGCCGCAAAGTATCGCCCATGTCTCGCTATGGTTTAATGACGACGGCACCAAGTTTTATACCGCGACCGGAATACCCGGCGACATTTTCGAATACAGCCTTAGTGTCGGTTTCGATCTATCAAGCACTTTCGCTTATGTCGACAAGCTTACGCAGTCGGTCGAGGCTTCGTGCACCGGCGGCTGTTTTAGCGCCGACGGTACCAAGCTGTATTTGTGCGGGCGGACGAATGACAAAATACATCAGTTTAGCTGCAGCCCGGCCTTTGATGTTAGCACCGCGACCTCGGATGCGGTTTCGATCGACTTTTCGAGCAAAACCAGCCTTTCGAACGAGGTGCGGATCAGTGACAACGGCCTGACGATATATGTCGCCGATAATACGTCGATTTTTCAATACGACTTATCGACGGCCTGGTCGCTGACCGGCGCGACGTTTAACTCTGAGCGCGACCTTTCCACCGACTTACTCGACGATCAATTGGTCGGGTTCTTTTTGTTTGACCCGGGCGACATTTTTATAATCGAGCACTACACGCCGTTTTATGTCAGCCACTATGGCGGCCTCGCCGGCAATAACCCCGTTAATGAACTATCAGCGCCCGAGGATTTTAGCGACGCCGCTTGGACGTCGGCCGCGCCGCCGGTCGTCACCGCCGACACGGATTATGCGCCCGATGGCGCGAAAACCGCCGACCTGGTAAATGATGATAACGCCGCCGCGCACGAATTTTTAGATCAGGACGCCGCCGAATATGACGACGCCGAGCCGTACTCATTTACTATTTTTGTTAAAAAAGACACGGTCGGCCGGGCCACGCGATTTATCGGGTTTTATCTCACGCACTACGGCATCGGCACGCAAGACACGATTCTAAAAATAGACACGGCAACCGGCGAATATGATCTGACGACTGTCACCGACGGCGATAGCGTCGGCGAGGTTCAAGATCACAGCGCCGATTGGTGGCAGATCGTTATGGGATCGAAAAGCGACGGCTCGAATACCGGTTTGAGGGTGCGAGGGTATACCGCGCTCGGCGCCTCGGCGACTTGGGTTAATGGCGTCGCGGCGATCGGCTCGGCGGTTTTATGGGGGGCGCAACTGACTAAGGGCGCCGTGCCGGTTTCCTATGGCGTCGGCATTTGTACCGCGCTCGGCGTGACTGGATCGGAATGCTACAACACGCGCGAGACCTGCCAAGACCTCGTAAACTTTAACCCGATTTTGCCGAAAACTTATCAACTATCGAGCGCGCTAGTCGAGGGCGAGCCGTTTATTCCTTGTATCAATTCGAGCGAACTTGCGCCGACCGTGATCAACCCCGACAAGGGGCTCGGGTTGCGCGCTTCGATCAAGGTGACGTTTGACGATTTCCCGCACCACGACATCGGTATCGATCCCTATTATGCCACGCGCAACTATACGCCGGCGGATACGGGCACCTATTTCGGTAAGCTGATAGCTCGCAATCGTCATTATGTAGGGCGCCCGATGAGAATTAAAACCGGGTATATCGGCGATACATTTAGCAGTGATGATTTTCAAACCCGCAGCTATGTCATAGATAAAATTACCGGGCCGAATTCGCGCGGGCAAATAACCATCGAGGGCAAGGATATTCTCAAGCTCGCGGATGATGCCCGAGCCGTTGCGCCTGCTGTATCCACCGGTAAACTGACCGCCAATATTACATCCGGCGCCACCAGCCTGACAGTAACCAGTGGTACAGAATCCGAGTATGATATTAGCGACTATTTACGCATCGGTGACGAGGTTATTTTGGCGCCGGCTGCAAATCGATCCTCCAATGTTTTTTCAAATCTTACTCGCGGTTCGTTCGGTAGCGTTGCCGCTTCTCACGACGCGGACGATACAGCGCAGGCGTGCAAGCATTTAAACGCTACTAACCCTGTTGATGTCGTATATGACCTATTGATAAATCATGCGAGCATCCCGACTAGATATATCACTACGGCAGACTGGGATACCGAGCGGGATACCTGGTATACGACTGGCGGTATCAGTACTTTGATAACGGAGTCCGAGGGCGTCACTGGTTTAATCAATGATCTGGCCGAGCAATTCTTTTTTCAGTTGTGGTGGGATGATATAAACCAGAAAATTATTTTTAAAGCGATAGTCCCGCCCCGTTCAGCGGCCGCGGTGACAGACTTATCCGACGCGGATTCACTGGTAGATGGCAGTGTACAAGTCACGCGAGACGATGCCAAAAGGCTGTCGCGGGTTATCGTGTATTACAATCCTATCTCGCCAATCGATACAAGCGAGGCAAAGGATTATCGTTCTTTTTACGCTCGCATAGATTCGGATTCAGAGGCATCAACGGAATACGGAGACCAGCGGCAGAAAATAATATTCGCTCGATTTATTGGGTCAGAAGCGACAGCGATTCAAACCGGTGGCAGGGTGCTATCTTACTTCCGAGATTCGCCTCGTGATATTAAATTCAAGGTTGACGCCAAAGATAGCGATAATGTTACGGGCGGTTTAGTTGATATCATAAGTAGGGCAATCCAGGGCACGGACGGCGCCGATCTTTCCACGCGGTTTCAAATTACCAGCGTAAAGGAATTAACGCGGGACGGGTCTGGGCATCATTATGAAATGAATGGAATTGAATCTCAGTATAACAATCGCTATGGATATATAGGTGCGACGTCATTAAGCGACTATTCAGCAGAGAGCGATGCAAATAAAGCGTTATACGGGTTTATTTGTTTAGATACAGGGCTGTTTGCCGATGGCACTGCAGGTTACAGGATTATATAAATGACTACATACACAGCTATTCCGAATGGTGATGTTGACGCCGAAAGTCCGATCACCACGACCCTGATGACATTGCTGCGAGATAATCCTATAGCGATCACAGAAGGGGCCAGCGGTGCGCCGACTATAAGCGCGGGGGCATTCACTGCGGGCGCCATAGTCAACGCGGACATTAACGCCAGCGCAGCGATTGCGACTAGTAAGCTTGCATCAGATAACGGTATATCTCAGACGATGTTGGCGCCGAATTGCGTGGGCCAATCAGAAGTAAAAGGGGCCACGGACACTA